TTAACGCGGGTATGTAATCATTCTGGCAATGCTTAATGCCGCTGCTTTTTCCAGATTAGTGATATCCTGCTCCAGAGCGGACAGATTTTCAGCCTGCTTAGCCCTGGCTTCATTGGCCCATTTCAGATCCTGCGCTGCATTAATTTTCTGGTGCATCCACTCATAAAGTTCATCATCGGTATAGTCTGGCGCGATGATGACGGGTTCTCGTTTCTGCATACTGATTCCTCGCGGTGCTGTTTCGCTTATCAGCCGTTAGATTTTGCCGAACTGGAAAGCGCCTGTTTAAACTCACTGAAGCTGAGAGCTTCTTCGCCTTCGGCAAGGCCTTCGAAGTATTCTTCGTAAGCCTTTTCCATGATTGTGTCGAAATCCATATCACTCACCTGAGTTTCTTTCCAGCCAGCGACGGGCACCATTTTCGGTTTTAAACGTTTTGCTTTTGGTATACGTCATCGCGGTGAACGTACCGTCCTGGTTGGGGAACACGCCACATACCAGAGATTCGCTGTTGTCAAGATCGATAGTATCCATGCTGACCTCATTTCCCCTTAACGCCGGGGTAGCGGAACAAAAACCTGCTGCATAGTTATTAAAGTTGAACCCTGCCGTCATGTTCTTACGCCTCGGGCTGGCTACTTAACCCCTGACCACTGCCTGGTAACTCGAAGTATTGCCCTGCATTCTGTGGGGTGGGGAGAGGGAATGAATGAAGTTTAGAAAAATGAACTTTTCAGGTCAATGTTTTTTTATCAAAACATTTTAAGCAGGCAGCTGTTAAGCCATCACCACGATGGCATACAGTTAATCAAATAGATGAGGTCGGTTAAATATCTTGTTGAATTTTAAAGCATACGCCCAATATGCAAGATAGATCATCCAGCATAATTGAAGGGTAGCGAGGATTCGTGGGGACTAAAAGAATATCCGGCCCTTCTATCTCCAGTTTACGAATGACAGGTGTTGTGGTCCCTTTGGGTAAGGCAAGGACAATATTTCCTGGTTGTACGGTTCGATCGGGATCAACAAAAACTGTTGAACCATTTGGGATGGAAACTCCCCCACCAGATGTTGACATACTGTCACTCTCTAGAACAACTGCAAAGGTATTGGCCGGGATTTCTCCGACAAGCTGCACACAAGAGGTTATTGAGGAATTTTTCATATAATCACTCCAGCTTGCTGCCTGCTGAAGTGATAGTAGCGGAACCGTTTTTATCGGCGGTAAAGATAGATCAAGCGAATCACCTGTATTTAACTCTCCTCCATTAAGAAGCCAATTTTCGTTTACTTTCAATATTTTTGCCAGTGAACTTATGTAACGCGAGGACGGCGCTCCTCCACCGTTCATCCATTGACTTACGGAGCCTTTTGATGCGCCAGTGGCATTGACAAGGTCTTTGCCTTTCAGGTTTAGCGCATGCATACGTTGGGTTATGCGTTCAGATATTGTTTGCTTGCTCATGTTTTGATTTTAAAACACAGATGGTTTTGTTTCTTGACTTTCTTTGGTTTTGATTATTAAACTTTTGGCGTTCAGTTTTATGGAGCGACTCATGAAAAAATCAGAAGTATTAGGCTATTTTGGCGGAGTTGTTAAAACAGCCGCAGCTCTAGGAACGTCAAAAACCACAGTCAGCATGTGGGGGGAAGAGGTTCCGTGGAAATGGGCGTTGCTAATTCAGGCAGTCACTGCCGGGGCGCTCAAATATGAGTTACACATACCGACGGTTGTCATTCCCGGTTCTGATCATAATCCGCCTTCTAACCAAGGGGGGATTCATGAAAATCAAGCATGAACATATCCGCATGGCGATGAATGCCTGGGCGCATCCGGACGGCGAAAAAGTACCGGCTGCGAAAATTACCAAAGCGTATTTCGAGCTGGGAATGACGTTCCCGGAACTGTATGACGACAGCCATCCGGAAGCCCTGGCTCGCAATACTCAGAAAATTTTCCGCTGGGTGGAGAAAGACACCCCTGATGCGGTTAAAAAAATTCAGGCGTTGTTACCAGCTATCGAAAAAGCAATGCCGCCTCTGCTGGTGGCCCGAATGCGCAGCCATAGCTCAGCCTATTTTCGGGAACTAGTGGAGACGCGGGAACGACTGGTGAGAGACGCTGATGATTTTGTCGCAGTGGCGATCGCTGGTTTCAACCAGATGAATCGTGGTGGCCCTGCAGGAAATATTGTGGCTGTGCATTGACTCGCGATATTCATACCAGATCACTTCCGGCAATTTGTGAGTAAAAAGATTCGGTATCAAAAGAGGTGAGTATGGCTAACGCCTGGCTCAGATTATGGCATGACATGCCAAATGACCCTAAGTGGCGAACAATTGCCAGGGTGTCAGGGCAGCCAATTGCAACAGTGATGGCAGTGTATATCCACCTATTGGTAAGCGCGTCACGAAATGTCACGCGAGGTCACATTGATGTCACGACAGAAGATTTGGCAAGTGCGCTCGACGTGACAGAAGAGGTAATTGATTCAATTTTGCAGACGATGCAGGGGCGGGTACTTGATGGTGATTTAATCACTGGATGGGAAAAACGCCAGGTGCTTAAAGAGGACAACGGCAATATTTCGCAAACCGCAAAATCTCCTGCAGAGCGCAAGAGGGCGCAGCGAGAGAGGGAAAGAAAGCGGGAACAAAATGGCGATTGTCACGGCGCGTCACGAAATGTCACGCACATGTCACGACAAGTCACGACAGATAAAGATACAGATAAAGATACAGATCAAGAAGATCAAAACACTATGGTCCATGGCGTAAAAAATGCCACGAACCAGGCAGGGGATGTTCAGACCGTCAATCCTGGTCAGCCAGCAGGCACGACACCGGAAGCCGATTCAGCGTATGCGCTGAAAGCCGATTCGGGCGCTGTGCAGCAGGTGATGACCGCAAGGCCGGAGCAATCACACCAACTGCAGCAGCCTGAAGCCGATTCCGCCATTCAGCGGGAAGCCGATCGGGTAGTCCCGGAAAAAACCGGGCAGTCTGTGGGACGAGTGGATTATCCGGATGTGTTCGAACAGGTCTGGCGGGAGTACCCGTTGCGTGCCGGGGCAAATCCGAAGAAATCCGCTTTCAGTGCCTGGAAGGCCAGATTACGCGAGGGGGTGCCACCAGAGGCCATGCTGGATGGCGTGAGGCGTTACGCAAGATACCTGGCGGCTACCGGGAAAACGGGAACGGAATTTGTTCAGCGAGCGACGACGTTTTTTGGACCGGACCGGAATTTTGAGAACCCCTGGTTGCTCCCGGTAAGCGGCACGAACAACCAGCGTTGTGTGAATCATATTTCTGAACCTGATACAGAAATTCCGCTTGGTTTCAGGGGATAAGTGTTGATTTCAGGTCATGAGGTAATTTTAAGGAGGACTTGTGGTAAAAGTTTTTACACAGGAAGAGCGGGAAAAAATTAAAGGGCAGGTGGTCGAACTTGTGCGCCAGAGCGGTCGCGAGACGTTACGACAACTGGAAGCTAAAACAGGTGCGACAAGATATCTGATCAGCGTTCTCGCCAGAGAGCTGGTTGCAAGTGGCGATGTATACAACTCTGGTTACGGGTTATTCCCGTCTGAACAGGCTCGTAAGGACTGGCAAAATGCCCGCAAAAAACTCTCAAGGACAAAGGTGAAGAAACCTGCAGTAGTTGATCCGGACCTTATCTGGTCGTTACCAGACGGCGAAATACGCCGCTACGACAGGCGCCTAAACATAATCTGTCGCGAGTGCCGGAAGAGTGAAGCTATGCAGCGCGTACTGGCGTTTTATCAGGGGAATTTTGAGGAGGAGGTGCGGTGAGTGAATCAAAATGCCAGGTTAATGGCAACAAGATAGAACCATGCGCAGCACTGGCAAAGTCCCTTGAGCATGATGCTGAATACACGATGCGAAAAGGTCTGCTGATATACAAAATCTGGAATGAGAGTTTAACTCGCGGTCCTGATTTTGTGATGTTGCGTTCCGGTGAATTTTCTAAATTACCAGTTCGGGTTTCATTTTGTCCGTTCTGTGGTGAAAGTCTGAAAACGTGGGAGAACAGAAATGAATGAAATTAAAGAAATACCAGTAGAACGTGATGAATATGGCTGCTGGGCACATCCTGAATATGAGAAATTCTGTGACGGTCGGGAATATATTTCAACGGAAGAGTCTAACGCCTGGATGGAGGAAAATAATCTTCAATACGTCCTCTGCTTCAGAGATGAAGGATGTGCTGACCTTGATGCGTGTGATGCTGATATTTCTGCATGGGAACCGGAACGACCAGAGGGCAATGGATGGTTTATTGGTTCAATACATGACACCGAAGATGGCCCGGTTTGTGTATGGCTGAGAAATAAGGCCGAAGCATAAAGGCTATAAACCGACTAACAACTAAATACTGAAGATTTAAATCAGAAACGATTTTTATTAAATCCTTAACCGGAGGGATTCTGCACCCTCAGAACATCAGGAGGCCGTCTGAAAGGGCGGAACAGATAATGCTTACGTTGAAACATTTTATCGACATACCAACATGGTTAGCCGTCATTGCTTTTGTTAAAATACACATCCACTTTTCTGTGCAATGTTTAACCACTGGTCATATCAAATGGCATTCATGCGAACCATGATATAGAATCATGGCTTGAGAGAGTCGATGAAAGCGCAACTATGGTATGAGAGACATTGATGTAAGAAAGGCTGTGCATGCCAAGATTCTGAGAGATCATCATAAAGATCCTGACACCCTAATCATTGATGAGTTTACGATGAATCTAGGGGCTAGCAGAGCTGATATAGCAGTGATCAATGGGCTTATACATGGTTATGAGTTGAAGAGCAAGAGTGATAACTTGCTCAGATTACCAGCGCAGGTGCAACATTACTCATCAGTGATGGATAAAGTAACTTTGGTTGTCTCTGATTGCCATCTTTATGATGCTTTAAGCATAGTTCCATCATGGTGGGGGATAAAGCAAGTTACGCAAGGTGCACGGCAAGGTATCCATTTAAAAACAATTCGAACTAGCAAGTTGAATCCACAAGTGGACAAACTTTCCTTAACAATGCTTCTTTGGAAAGATGAATTGCTTTCCCTATTAAGTGATGTAGGGGAGCTACAGAATTTGAAAAATAAACCTAAACGCGTCTTATGGTCAAAACTCGCCAATAGTATGGATGTTGGCGAGCTTCGTGAAGCTGTTCGAGTTAAACTTAAAGCCCGTAAAGAGTGGCGAGTTGCTCAACAACCTTAGTTATGTGATGGTTTTGCCCAATCCTACGCCATACCTCTGGGCTACCAAATTTATAGTTACCAGAGGGATTGGCTTTGTAGGCTTGATACTCGTTTGCATAATATTCTATGTCTCTATCTCCCGCACAGAATGTAGGCCCTGAATATTCTCGATGAGCAAGAATATCCTCACTATGTTTACCATATTGTTCATAACCAAAGCGATTAGCTACTCTTCCTCGAAATACCCAAAAGTCATTATCTCCAGAGTATCTGACGCTGGCAGATACGCTAGGGAATCGCGTCGAAAGCCTATTAAAGTCGGGGTGCTGTACTCCATAATCACTATAAATCACATTTCTGGCAAGTTCTTTTCTATTCATTAAACTCTGCCATAAAATCCACTCGATTCGAGGTTGAGAATATAGACCAACAGAAATATCACTGAGATCTGTAGGAAATGAACCCCCAGAAAGAATCACTTTTCTGTATTCATTGAGGTGCGCCAGATTGTTTATCAATCCCATTGCCAAAGTATATAGTTCGCCGGAATTAAGTTTATCCTCGGTTAACTCATCTCTTAAGTCAATAATTATATCAATATTTGATAAAGGAATTCCCAGATGATTAATGTAATGCGTTATTAATTGTGGGTTAACCAGATCTAACGTGGTTAATCTCAAGCATATTTCATTCTGCATTAATTCATCAATCGCTCTTTTATAGTTAGATGGGCGAGTTGGTGAACTGACAGGAATAACTCTTATCCCCATATCTCTAACTTGATTAACCGCATTTATTATAGGGTAATGATCTTCAGGAGAAATAAAATGCTCTTCAATTAATAATCCATCAATATAAACACCTTGCATATCTGAGCAAGATTTTGAGACTTTCTTTCCGAACTCTATAAGAGTCTCGTTATAACTCTTTAAGGCAATACCTGAATCAGGGTCAATTGGCACTGGTTCAATTTCGAGTAATGGCAAAATTTTTGATTTCTTTTCAATGAATAGCTGCGATAAAGCTGATAACTCAGAACGTTTCGCTTTCAGAATAGGAATATATGAAATTGTCATGTTAATACCTTATACAGAATCAATTAACAATTAATGGTTCTTCGGACATTGAAATTTATATCGCAAAAATTGGCAAACTCTCCTCGACTACTCACTTGTGGGTATCCTGGCGTAAAAGGAATGACTTGGCAATACCCGGTGTGATCATAAGTCATTGAAAATGATCATTTTTATCAGTCTTTCTTCCATGATGAATGCTAATGCCATTTGATTTGTTGAGGTAAAAACTGTTAAAAATCAAAACGATGTAATTGAAATGAACGTTCGGTAGCATTCACGCTTTAAATGTTTCTTTTGTGCTGATTGGATGAATTTTGGTCACTTATGATGAGAGATGTTGCAGGAAAAGAAGTTGGCATTGATCTATTGGATAGTTAGAATTGCTGCGGGTGCTTGAGGCTATCTGCCTCAGGCATGAACACCAAAAGGCAGATAGAGAAAAGCCCCAGTTAACATTACGCGTCCTGCAAGACGCTTAACATTAATCTGAGGCCCAATCTATGTCTCACAAATGTAGGTTAGCCTCTTACGTGCCGAAAGGCAAGGAGAAGCAGGCTATGAAGCAGCAAAAGGCGATGTTAATCGCCCTTATCGTCATCTGTTTAACCGTCATAGTGACGGCACTGGTAACGAGGAAAGACCTCTGCGAGGTACGAATCCGAACCGGCCAGACGGAGGTCGCTGTCTTCACAGCTTACGAACCTGAGGAGTAAGAGACCTGGCGAGGGAGAAATCCCTCGCCGCCTCTGATGTGTCAGGCATCCTCAACGCACCCGCGCTTAACCCGCTTCGGCGGGTTTATTTTATCTGTAAATATTTTTATAAAAATAATGCCCACACACAGCATAAAACAAAAAGTATCACAGATAAAAAAGGAGCGTAATGTGCAGATTTGTTGTTTTCCATATTTACTCACTTTAACATAATCAATATTGATATGGTTGTTGTTTCGGTGGTTTCAAACGAGATGTTATGGTGATCTGGTAAAATTGCATAACATTAAAATTTAATTTATCTAATCGCTTTTAATAATAAGCGTTGTGTTTATCCCAGCAATCTGTTGTTTGACTTTTATTCCATTAATGTAGGGGCTTTACACTGGAACCAGTTTATTTATACTTTATACGCCAGCCTGAACAACTGGCACCTGCTGCGCCAGCAGAGACAACCGATGGCGCACGATACCAAATTACACAATTCTGATGATTCTGCCCTCTTTGCCAGCAGGTGCGGACGGCGTTTTCATGCATTCAAATCGGACTGGTTCCAGCATCCGCCATGCACTGAAGAGCAGGCTGAATGGATAATTCAGTGTTACCGCAGGCGCGGATACGAGGTTAAAAAAGCCCTTAGCCTCGACTACCGTCACTGGATAATCTCCGTCAGGCTTCCTTACTCCGAACGCCCACCGCGTCCGTCCCGCACATTCCAGCAACGCATCTGGAGGTAACGTGCGGGTATTACTTCGACCTGTTCTGGTACCGGAACTCGGGCTGGTGATCGTTAAGCCGGGCCGTGAATCCATGCCGGTATTCCACAATACCCGGGTACTGGTGGAGCCGGAACCGAAAAGCATGCGTAATCTGTCGTCCGGGGTCGTTCCTGCCGTTCGCCAGCCGCTGGCGGAGGATAAATCATTACTGCCATTTTTCAGCGACGAACGAGTGATTCGTGCTGCTGGTGGCGCTGGCGCATTGTCTGACTGGTTACTGCGCCATGTTAAATCCTGCCAGTGGCCACACGGCGATTATCACCACAGTGAAACCGTCATTCACCGTTATGGTACCGGCGCAATGGTGTTATGCTGGCACTGCGACAACCAGCTGCGTGACCAGACCTCCGAATCACTTGAGCAACTTGCTCACCAAAACTTGTCAGCATGGATGATTGACGTCATTCGTCACGCAATGAATGGCACACAGGAGCGGGAATTATCGCTGGCTGAATTATCCTGGTGGGCGGTCTGCAATCAGGTGGCGGACGCGCTTCCGGAGGCAGTATTACGTCGTTCTCTGGGGTTGCGTGCGGAAAAAATTCGCTCTGTGTACAGTGAAAGCGACATCATACCGGGAGAGCAGACAGCCACCAGCATACTGAAGCAGCGCACAAAAAATATTGCGTTATTGCCTCACGTCCACCAGCAACAGAACCCACCACAGGAAAAGACGGTGGTCAGTATTGCCGTTGATCCTGAGTCTCCGGAATCTTTCATGAAACGACCTAAACGTCGCCGCTGGGTTAACGAGAAATACACACGCTGGGTGAAGACACAGCCGTGTGCGTGTTGTGGTAAGCCAGCCGACGATCCCCATCACCTGATTGGTCATGGTCAGGGCGGAATGGGGACAAAATCTCACGATATTTTCACGCTACCGCTGTGTCGGGAGCATCACAACGAGCTTCATGCGGATCCGCTGGCGTTCGAAGAAAAGCATGGTTCTCAGGTTGATTTAATTTTTCGTTTTCTTGAGCACGCCTTTGCAACCGGCGTGCTCGGGTAAAAGAGGTTACTGATGCGTATAGAGTTTGTTTTGCCTTATCCGCCGACGGTGAACACCTACTGGCGACGTCGTGGCAGCACATATTTTGTATCAAAAGCCGGTGAGCGTTATCGCCGGGATGTGGCGCTTATTGTTCGCCAGCAGCGACTGAAATTAAACCTGTCCGGAAGGCTGGCAATCAGAATCACTGCAGAGCCACCGGATAAGCGCCGTCGTGACCTGGACAATATTCTGAAAGCACCGCTGGATGCGCTGACGCATGCGGGAGTGTTAATGGACGATGAGCAGTTTGATGAAATCAATATCGTTCGTGGTCAGCCAGTATCTGGTGGACGTCTGGGGGTGAAGATTTACCCCATAATGCATTAAGAGCAGGTCAAAAAATGAAACTGGAAGATTTACCGAAATACTACTCCCCAAAATCCCCTGGCCTGACCGATGCATCGGCCTCAACGTCAAAAGATGCGCTGAGTATCACTGATGTGATGGCCGCGCAGGGCATGACACAGAATCGGGCTGAGATGGGTTTTTCTGCGTTCCTGGGGAAAATGGGCATCAGTATGAATGACAGGGCGCGGGCAACAGAATTACTGGCAGATTATGCACTCAGTCGGTGCGATCGTGTGGCGGCGTTGAGAAAACTTCCGGCAGAAATAAAACCGGTAGTGATGCGCATTATGGCTTCGTACGCTTTTGAGGATTATGCCCGCAGCGCAGCGAGTAAAAAGCAGTGCCCTTGTTGCTATGGGGAAAAATTTATTGAAAGCATAGTTTTTACAAACAAGGTCCAGTATCCGGATGGTAAGCCGCCGGTATGGGCAAAGTGTACGAAAGGTGTGTATCCGTCTTACTGGGAAGAATGGAAAAAAGTCAGGGAGGTGGTAAAAGTTGCCTGTCCGGAGTGTGGCGGAAAGGGTGAGGTTTCCACCGGCTGTAAGGATTGCCGTGGGCGTGGTGTCGCCATTCATCGTGAAGAGTCGGTAAAACGTGGTATGCCTGTTATCAGAGACTGCCAGCGTTGTGGTGGTCGTGGCTATGAAAGACTACCATCAACGGAGGCATTTAATGCTATATGCGAGGTGACAAACCAGATAACACGCGCGTCATGGGAAAAAACAGTTAAGAAATTTTATGATGCGCTGGTGACCCGGTTTGATATTGAAGAAGCATGGGCTGAGCGGCAGTTAAAAAAGGTAACTAGGTAACAAGGTTGATTTTTCCGGAATCTGTGGTAAATTCGTCATAACGATGGGCGTTTTATGCCTGACGTTAGAAGAGTTTCTACAACCCGCCGCTGAGCGGGTTTTTTATTGCGAAATTAATTACGGATCGTTATTATTCTGCTCCCGGCCCTTTAGCTCAGTGGTGAGAGCGAGCGACTCATAATCGCCAGGTCGCTGGTTCAAATCCAGCAAGGGCCACCATCACAAACCGCCATTAGCTTATCAGGAAGAGCAGACGACACGATAACAGGGTTGTTGGTGCGGGGGGCGGGTCCCCGATGGCGGTCCATTATCGGTATTCAGCGTTGTTAGCTCAGCCGGACAGAGCAATTGCCTTCTAAGCAATCGGTCACTGGTTCGAATCCAGTACAGCGCGCCATATTCATTCTTCCAGATTCCTTCCGGCAGAGCCTTATACTGAAATATACCTGGCTCAGGATATTGTTGAAAATATTATATGTTTGTCAAAAATAAAAGTTCTGTTAAGTATTGATTGAATATTTGTTATACGGTCTAATGGTTTTTTCAGCATTAAATATTTATCATTCATATGGTGTGGGTAGAGTGAATATTGATGAGGCGTCGGGGTGTTTCATCCTTAGGCAGCGTATTGATATAGTCAATGCAGCACGAGCAAAGGCCTTCAGCCGTTTGACAGTTTTGTTCTGTACTCCTGATCGTCTTTCGGGAAGAGACGTTATTATTCTGAATAGTGATGCTATACAGAGGGTTTGCGATGAGTTCATGGTTGCTAATTCAGAATTATTTGCTCTTGTTCAGGAGTACAACAGAATAGCCAGGACCTGTGGTATGGATGAACTTCGGATTACTCATCTGGGGTAGATACATATCTGGATTATCACCTGTTACGGTAAAAAGTGATTGCTTACTGTTTTTGTGAATGGCATTGCAGCAGCCGGATAATGTCAGTGCTGGCTGACGGTGTGCTGGTGGCGGGTGTGGTGGTTGTTGCTTTCCCGTTGCTGAAAAAGAAAACGCCAGACTGTTAGCCGGGTATCAGTTAGCGGGAGAAATTTTTAAATACTTCACAATTCAGGCGGTTGACTGTTGTCTGGTTTGCGGGGAGTTTGTTAAAAGAAACTGGCATGGTGAATCCCCCTGTGCGGAGGGGCAATCAGCGAGTAGGTATATGGGATAATCGCGGATTCAGGTGCTGGTACTGAATTCACCGGGAGGCACTCGGCACCATGCAATGGCACATAGCGCCACTCTCCAGCCCCTCTCCGGAGGGGCTGTTTATATTGATTTTGTCAGATGTGAGTAAACTCCTTATGGATTTTGTTGTTTTAGCCCATAAGGACATATTTGCAGAGTGCAACGGTTATTAAAGCATTCATTCAATACGTTATCTGTATTTGTAGGGCATTCCTGGCTGTTTTTGATTAAATTCCAGAATGTTTTATTGAATGGTACTATGTTGTAAATGGTTACAGGTAGCACTTTGTTATTGAGCATGATACCTGTGTGAGTCAGTGTAAATATACTTTCAGGAGGTAAGAAAGCATCCGATTGATACCAGATTATTAATTTTATTTTACTCCATATGACTGAAAAAGATATTCCGCATGATGGCTGGATAACTGTATCAATCACAATCCACTTCATTTACTTTCCTTGTTTATGCCTTGCTGGTGATGTTCTGAAAAGTATAAATGATATTTTTGAATTAAACCATAGAGCAGAATTATTTTTCTGATGTTGTTTATTGTTTATTTAAATACAGGGTGGTTTATATCTCGTCTTGTAGTTTATCCATGCATATCTGCTTGATAATCAGGTTTTTATTTAAGGTATGGTTTTGTGTTTTTTCTGTATTACATGTCAGGTATTTTAAAGAATTATTTTTCAGATGGTGGAAAGAACCATGGAATTTAAACACTATGATGTTGTCAGGGCGGCGTCGCCATCAGATCTTGCGGAAAAGCTGACACATAAACTGAAAGAGGGCTGGCAGCCGTTTGGTAGTCCGGTGGCCATAACCCCTTATACTCTGATGCAGGCGATTACAGCAGAAGGTGATGTGGTGGTCAGTGGTGCAACTGAGCCGGATTGGTACTACGTCATCGTACTGGCCGGGCAGTCCAATGCCATGGCTTACGGTGAAGGGCTTCCGCTGCCGGATTCATACGATGCTCCGGATCCGCGCATTAAACAGCTGGCGCGCCGCAGTACAGTGACGCCGGGTGGGGCTGCCTGCAGATATAACGATATTATTCCGGCCGACCACTGCCTGCATGATGTGCAGGATATGAGTACGCTGAATCATCCGAAGGCAGACCTGAGCAAAGGGCAGTACGGCTGTGTCGGCCAGGGCTTACATATTGCCAAAAAACTGCTTCCGTATATCCCGAATAACGCGGGGATCCTGCTGGTACCATGCTGTCGTGGTGGTTCTGCATTCACCCAGGGCGCTGAGGGGACATTCAGTGCGGACACGGGGGCCAGCCAGGATTCGGCGCGCTGGGGTGTGGGTAAACCGTTATATCAGGACCTGATTGCGCGCACTAAAGCTGCATTACAGAAGAACCCGAAAAATGTGTTGCTGGCGGTGTGCTGGATGCAGGGAGAGTTTGACATGAGCGCCGCCACCCACGCACAGCAACCTGCGCTGTTTACAGCCATGCTGACACAGTTTCGTGCTGACCTCTCCGTGTTTAACGCGCAGTGCCATGGTGGCAGTGCTGCAGATGTGCCGTGGATTTGTGGTGACACGACGTATTACTGGAAAAATACATACGCTAACCGAAGGTAAGCTTATTGACACCGGATTCTGTATTTTTGCCCTCAGTAAATCCGGATGAAGCCGGGCGTTACAGCATGGACGTTGAGTACGGTCAGTACAGCGTTATTCTGTTGGTGGAGGGATTCCCGCCGTCACATGCCGGGACCATCACCGTGTATGAAGATTCTCAACCCGGTACGCTGAATGATTTTCTCGGTGCCATGTCGGAGGATGACGTCCGGCCGGAGGCACTGCGCCGTTTTGAACTGATGGTGGAAGAGGTGGCGCGTCACGCTGAGGAGGCGAAGAAGAATGCCGGAGAGGCGGAGACGTCAGCGAGGAATGCCGGCATATCAGCCAGTCAGGCAGAAGAGAGCGCTGCAAATGCTGACACTTCAGCAGGGGAGGCATCGGAGTCAGCCCGGCAGGCGGCAGAAAGTGCAGCCTCAGCAAAGCAGTCAGAGGATGCGTCCTCGTCCTCGGCTTCTGCGGCCGCTCAAAAAGCCAGTGAGTCATCACAAAGTGCAGCAGAAGCTGAATTGTCAAGAAAGACGGCAGAAAGTGCAGCCGGTAATGCAGCCAGGGATGCAACGACCGCAACAGAAAAAGCCCGGGAGTCAGCAGAAAGCGCACAGTCAGCGGAACAAAGCAGGATAGCGGCGGAAGAAGCCGTAAACAGAATCCCCACCGTGGTGGGACCTCCCGGGCCAAAGGGGGAACAGGGGCCCGCGGGTCCTCAGGGGCCGAAGGGTGATAAGGGAGAGCGCGGTGACACCGGCCCTGTCGGGGCAACCGGCGAACGG